CATCACTCTGGCTCACACGGTCTTTTATGGAAAATATTTGGAATCATCGAATGGCGGTCGTTACGCGATCATTATGAGCACCATCGAAGCCAACCTTGGCAATTTGGAACGTCAAGTCCAGGCTGTATTCAGAGGATGATATGCCTTCTTTAAAGCAACGAATTGATGCTTTCCTACATCCTGCCTCAGCTGAGGTGGAGACCAGCACTGCGCCGGCCGGCACGCAGTCTGTTGTGGCTGAGTATGAAAAGCTGAAAGCGGACCGTGATCGCCTGGCGATCATCAAGACCTGCAGGCTGATGTATAAGACCGATCCGCGGGTTAAGAAGGCCTTGAAGATGTATGCCACCGATCTGGTGAAAGCTGGCTTCATCGTGAAGACCAAGGATGCCCAGGCAAAACAGGTGGCAACGGACCTGCAGAACCGGCTGGGATTGAACAAGACCCTGCAGGATGTGGTACGTCTCTCCGGAAGGGATGGTGATTCGTTCTATGAGATTGTGGTGAACGAGCAATTGGACGTTGCCGAGGTTTCACGCAAGCCCACTCTTCGCATGCGAAGGAATAGCAACAAGGCGGATAAGTTCGACAATCCACAACAAGCCTTCTATATGGTGGATGAGAACTATATGGGACCAGGTGTTCCGAAGGATGCGATCTTCTTTCCAGACTGGCAGATCATCCATGCACGCTGGGAGCACGATGAAGAGAACGCCTATGGCACTCCCATGTGGGCGGCTGCCACCGGTGCATTCAAGCGTGTGAGCGAGGGTGAGACCGATATGGCTGTGCGGCGCAAGGTGCGGGCAGGCATGAGGCTCCACCATGTGATCGAAGGCAATGCGGCAGATGTGGAAGCCTACAAAGTAATAAACAAACAAGCACTGGACTCTCCAACCGCTGCTCATCTGGATCTGTTCTCGAATAAACCAGGCTCGATCACTGCGGTCCAGGGCGATGCGCACCTGGGTGAGATCGGTGACATCCTGCACCAGGTGGCAACGATGTTTGCAGCCTCCGATGTTCCGATGGAGCTCGTAGCGTATGGCGAGGGACTCAACAGGGACATCCTGAGTGAGAAAAAGGACGAATACGATGAAAGCCTCGATGACGGGCGGGAATGGCTTACAGAAGAGTTCCTGAAGCCACTGCTCGAACGCCAGTGGCTATTGAAGGGAATTCTGCCGGCGAGTGTGAATTACCAGATCATATGGCGCACTGCCAAGCCGCTCACACCTGCAGGTCTGCGTGACCTGGCTGATGGGCTGGCTCGCCTGCGTGTGCTGGGTGTGCCTGAAGAGATCATCAAGCAGCTGGCTGCACTTTATATTCGCAACGTGGATGATGACATTTTGAATCTGGATAGTTTCAGTGCTGAGCAGTTTGCGAAGAGTTTGCAAGGGATTTCGATATGAGAAACAAGCTCAGCCATTTTCTTCGCTTACTGATCGTCTTTCCGTTTCTGGTCGGATGGTTCATCTGTGCTGCGATGGTGCATCTGATCTATCCGGAATTTTCACGAACGATATGGATCGAATCGGTTGCTGCGATGCGACGGAAGAAAGCCTAATGAGCATCTATATGCCGTCCATCCAGCTGAACGAAAAATCGAAAAATCAGAAGCTGATCGATCAGCTGGATTCCATCCCTTTGACACGGATGTACCAGGCTTCATTCAAAGCGGTGGTGCGTTTGCATTTGTATTTCACCGGTCGCACGCAGGAGATGATGCTGGATTTCACCGAGAAGGCTCAGGCATTGATTTTGAAGAAAGCGGGCAAAGATCAGATCTTGGATGGCACATCGGGCTATGCGGTGCAGACCGGTCTGATGAAACTGTGGGGCGATACGTTCGAGGATTGGGCGGCTGAATTTGAGAAGGTGAGAGTGGAGGCGGTGAGCATCCCGTTTGGAGTGATGGCAGTGATGCATGAAAGAATGGTGTTGCCCATTGTGGAAAGTGGAAAGTTGACAGAGGCTGTGGAGGATGGCGTCTTCAGTCCTCAGCTGAACATCCTTTTGAATGCAGCCGGCGAACATCTGTATGGGGATTCGTTGAATCTCTCCCAACGGATCTGGCGCATCGATCGTGAAGCCAGGGATGGCATCAATGCGGTGATCATGAATGGGATCTCCAGCGGTTCATCCGCCTGGGATATTGCGCAGCAGCTGGAGCAATACCTGGGAGCGAACCAGGATTGCCCGCGCTGGACCAGCACCAGGCTATATGGCAAGACCAAGAGCCAGATCGCATCCGGTGATACGGGTGGATTGCTTTCAGGCAGTGCGTGCGATGCAAGGGGAGTGGCTTATAACGCACTCCGCCTGGCACGAAATGAGATCCAGAAAGCGCATGCGCTGGCTACCGATCGGGTGCTGGCTCAGCAGCCCTGGGTAGAGAAGGAACAAATCCACCTGAGCGCAGCTCACCCCGAGACGGATATTTGTGACAGTGTAGTGGGCGGAGGGGAAAAAGGGGAAGGGGTCTACGAGGTTGGCGAGATCGAGCTTCCGCTGCATGTGCACTGCCTATGCTACAAGACCGGCGTGCTGATGGATGAAGCGGAGTTCACCTCGAAGCTGCGTGGCTGGATGACCGGTTCAAGCCCCTGGAGTGAGATGGACGATTATGAGCAGATGATCGGCGGCGATGTGAGCAAGAGCATCATGCCAAACGCGATCAATCTGGCCGTGTGGATGTTCAGCGAAGAGCTGGATAAGTGGCTTCAGATGACTGTTGGAAAGGTGGTGCTGCAATAATGGCAAAAGCGACTGGCACGATTAAGTTTGAAATTGAGCCCTGGGTTAAGTTGACCTGTTTGAATTTCGGCTGTGTTCACAATTTGTCCAGTAACGTGATCGAGCCAGAAGCAGCATGCAATCTCAAACAGATCAGCATTGACCGGGACGGTAAGTGCGCCAACATGGTTTTGAAGGCAGATAAGGATAAAAAACCTCATGTCTTTGAGGGATGATCTCAAAGCGGTCCTGGATGCGGATGAAGACCTGATGGAGATGATCACAGGTGGGGTGCATATCGACATCCCTGAGTTGAGCAGGCAATTTGCACCAAGCGCTTTTGATAGCAATTCAGAAATCAAGCCCGCGATCCTGATCAAGGAAGGGAATGAAATTCCGAGCGGACCGTATTCGAGAAGCGTGCAAACGCCACTGGTTTTTTATTTCTACCAGCGAGCAGGCTATGACGTCATCGAAGCAGGGATCAACATTGTGTTCAATTTGTTGCACGAACAAAGAATAGGAGGCACCACCTGGCAAATATTTTATGACGGAAGCATGGTCGATAATCGTTCAGGAGATATCCGTGATGCTGCGCTGGATTGCTCGATGGGTGTTGGGCGGTTCAGGGCAGTGCGGATGAAATAAATCAATAAGGAGAAATTGAAAATGGCAGACCCAACAAAACCCTTTGGATTGCGTGATGTGAAGTTGGTTGCACTGGATGGCTTAACATCCGCCGACTTACCGGCTTCACGCACATTATCGTTCAAGGAACGTGTGATGAGCGCCGAGTTCACCGGTGACGATGAACTGCAAGGTATTGTGACCATCCCGATCGGCTGTGAAGGCAGCCTGGAAGCGGGCGGCATCAGCTTGGAGGCTTACGCGATGATGACGGGCCACACGGTCACCCCTGGTGGATCGAGCGATACGCTCGAAGCCGATTCGTCTTCATTCCCATACTTCAAGATCTATGGAAAGAGTGTGGACGATGAAGGTGGCGATGTGCACTGTAAGATCCTGAAAGCCAAACTGACTGAGGCACTCGAAGGCGATTTCAAGTATGGCGAGTTCTTCGTAAATAAGATGAGCTTTGTGGGTGTGAGATTGAATGGCAAAGCATTCGAGTTCGTTGCCAACGATACCGAAACAGAATTGCCTTCTTCGTAGGTGAGAGATGAGCGACTTTCAGAACCGAATCAATCAGTCGCAGGCAGACCTACGCAAGATGCTGGCTGAGTGGCGTTCCCATAATTTCGAGGAGGTGGAATTGCCACTCAGCAAACGCGTGCTGCAGGTGCGGGATGTGGGTGTGATCGATCTGGCGATCGAAGGCAAAGTGCCCAACACGATGATGGACCTGGTGCAGCAGCTTTCGGAGAACAAGATCACGGAAACGCAGCTGATGAAGGAGCATTCGGCAGAGTTTGGCGCCCTGCTGAACATGGTTTTTGTGCATGCGGTGGTTTATCCGCCGGTTGCAGAGGAGCCGGATGATGAGCACATCAGTCCGAAGGATTTTGTGTATGGTGACAAGATGGCACTCTTCAACTGGGTGAACCGGGAGGCGATGATTGTGCGTCCCTTTCGCGAAGGAAATGGCAAATCTGTGGCGCCTGCACCTAACGGGCAAAAGCTACGGGAAGAGACCCAGTGACCTGCTGGGGCTTGTCACGGAATGGGGAGCCTGGCAACTGAATGAATTATGTGCAATTGTGGGCGCATGGGTTGAAGGCAATCTGATGAACGGAAAACCAGCGTTCGAAGGATTGGCAGTGACTCCTTCCTCGGACGGCAAACGGTTTCGCAGTGCGAAGGATCGTGTGAAGAGGAAGATCAAAATACCGAAGAATGGAATCTGGTAATTAATGGCGATCCAATTAGGTAGTGCATACGGTAAAGTTTCGCTTGATTCAAGCAGCTTTGTGTCTGGGATTAAGAATGCCAAGAGCAGCCTGCAGGAATTAATCTTTGGTGCACCCAGCGCGAGCAGGAGCATTGAGAGCATTGGCGCGTCGATGAAGAGAGTGGGGGCAACAATGACTGCGGCTTTCACCCTGCCCATCGCCATTGCAGGGAAGAAGGCTTTTGATATCTTCAGGGATTTTGAGCAGAGCCTGAACGTGTTGAAAACTGTCAGCGGGGCAACGGGCGAGGAGATGACCAAGCTTTCTGATAAAGCCAGGGAGCTGGGGGCAGACCTAACATTACCTGGGACATCGGCTGCAGATGCAGCGGACGCTATGGCAGAACTCGCCAAAGCTGGTTTGGATGTGAACGAGATCCTGGCGGCTTCGCGGGGCGTTTTGCAATTGAGTGTGGCAGGACAAATCAGCAATGCGGAAGCAGCCAGAATTACAGCCAATGCTTTGAATGCATTCAAGCTCGAGGGTGCGGATGCGACACGGGTGGCAGATCTGTTGGCGGCTGCAGCTCTCGCATCCACTGCGGAAGTGAACGAGATGGCTGACTCCCTGCAGATGGCTGGGGCTGTAGCGGCGATGTCTGGAATGCAGATCGATGAGCTGGTCACATCCATTGCGCTCATGTCGAATGCGGGCGTTCAGGGAAGCGATGCAGGCACGAGCATCAAGCAAATGTTACTGGCTTTGCAGACACCCACCAACAAAGCAAAAGAGTTGATGAGTGACCTGGGAATCAATATTTACGATGCGGCGGGCAATCTCAGATCGATGCGAGATCTGATCAAAATCTTTTCCACTCAACTGAAAGGGCTGACCCAGGAACAAAGGAATTATGCGCTTGGGGTAATTTTTGGCAGTGACGCGATCCGCGCCGCCAATATCGTGTTGATGGGTGGAGTGGATGCCTATGACCAGATGGCTGCATCTGTGAATAAGACCGGTGCGGCGGCTGGGCTGGCAGCATCGATGATGGAGGGTTTGACGGGTTCTGTGGAGAACATCAAGAGTGCTCTTGAAACCGCAGCGATCGCTGCGATCGAGCCTTTCAAGGATGATATCAAAGCCATCCTGGATTTTGTTGCCAGGGCAATCAATGCGTTCTCCGCCCTACCGGAGCCTGTCCGTAAAGTGATCGTGGTGCTCGTGTTGCTGGTGGCGGTGATCGGTCCGCTGATGTTTATTTTGGGAAGCCTGCCCGGATTGCTCAAAATTACAACCCACAGTTTCAATCCCCTTTCGGGCGGAATTATTGGATTGATTTTTAGCTTTGTGAAGTTGGTGGCTGCAGCGGCGATCGTAGTTAAGGTGCTGACGTTCCTTGGAATCTCAACTGGTCCGGTGGGAGCCGCGGTGCTGGGATTGAATGGGGCGATTGCAGGGACGGCCGGCACGATCTGGGCAGCGTTGGTTCCAGCGATTGGAGCGATATTCACAGCGTTGTTGCCTGTGCTGGCAATTATCGCTTCACTCATTCTGTTTGCAGGCATCTTTGCAATTGCCTGGAAGACGAACTTCCTGGGCATCCGAGACATCATGAATACATCGGTGAAGTTCTGGACGAATATCCTGAAGGCATTCTTTGCTTTTCTAAAAGGCGATACAGCAGGCGCGATGGCATATTTGAAGGAAGCCTTTCAGAGCCTGGTGGACCACATCAATAATGTGTTTCAAAAACTATTTGGCATTCAGGACGCATGGGGTAAATTCCTGGAATGGATGAAGAATGCGTTGGGCAGAGTGGTCTCTTACATCAGCGATGTGTTCACGAAAACGAACTGGAGCCAGCTGGGGAAGTACATCACGCTAGGGATTGCCAACGGGATGCTGTTGGGCTTGCCCACGCTGATCCTGGTGGCGGCACAAGCGGGTGCAGCAGCATTAGCTGCAATCAAAGCAAAGCTGGGCATTCACTCTCCTTCGAAGGCGTTCGAGCAACTGGGGATCTTCTCTGCACAGGGATATCAACTGGGGCTGGCAAAAGCGATGAGCGCGGATTCGATTGCAGGCGCCATGCTGAAACCTGTGAACCAATTGGCAAACTCGCAACAGCAAAACATCACCATGCAATTCGCCAGCGGGCTGAGCATCCAGCAGGTGAGGAGCATGATCGACGCGAATAGTGAGCAAATGATGAACACCATCATCGGTGCCCTGGGAGGCGCATAATGGCTTCGAGCTTTATGATCGGCACAACCTCAAGCACAACTTCATTGGATGCGTTGACCACGCCTGTTCCCGATCCGAAGTCTTCCTATCTGCCCTATGCCCGGATCAACAACAAAGGCAATGGCGGCACGCGTGGGATTGGCTCACCGGTGGCGCAATGGACATTTCCAGTTTTGGAATTGGCTGAATATAGCCAGCTCAAAACATTCTGCCCAGGGGCATCCGCGGATGTGTATATCCAGACAAAATTGGATGACGATACTTTTGAACTATTCCAGGGGAAGATGATCTGGCCCAACGAGCCACAGGATCGCTGGTATGGGGAGCGAAAGAATTTCACAGTTATTTTCCGCAATCTTATTTTGATCCCTGAAGGGTCATAGCCATGGCGCGTGCGCTCACCTCCGATGAACTCAACTTGCTGCGCGCCGATGGTCAATGGACAAAGCTCTATCTTGCGGTCCTGAATCCCAACACGGTTTATACAGCACGCCTGGCATCGCTCCCCAGCTCCATGGATAACGTCAGTCAGATCTCGGTCAACACCGAATCGGGCACTTTAAGTGACGTGAAGCCTGGCATGACTGTTTATGTCGGGTCCACGTCCGGAGCGAGCGATCTGGGCATGTGCCGCGTGCGCAAGGTTCCGATCACGGGCACCTGGTACATCGGGCTCACGAGTGAGGTCACCTGGCAGAGCACGTGCTTCCTCACGATCGTGGACGATTTTGATCTGTGGGCGAAACATGCCGTCCTGGCAGATAGTGCGCTCGTGATGGATGTGGATGTGGCTTATAGCGATCAGCACTCAGCTTTCAGCCCGGTGCCGATCCTGGGTCCGCATGCGGTAGCAGAGCTTGAAGGTGCAAGCGTTGATGTGCAATTCGGTCCACCAGCTGGGGAAGAGTCCTGGGTGTTCGATTCAACGATTGCTTCGGTGCTGTGGGAAATCCCTGATGCCATTGCCATCGATGATGATACGGCGATCCGCCCGATCGCAACCTTTGACACCACAGGAACGCATGTGGCTTATTGCACGGTCACAGCAACGAACGGTAAATCCACGACAGGTGTGAGAAAAGCGTTCATCTGGGACGCTGATGACATGCCGGCCACCGTCTTCCAGCTCGCCCAGTGCCAGGCGGAATATGAAACGGGCGGTTGGATGTTCGATGTCAACATGGAAGCGGAGGCATCGCTGAGCGAGATCCGTGATCGATCATTGGTGATTTTGTTTGCTGAAGACTGGTATGGCGTCCCACCCAATCAGGTCAAGCAATCGATCGGACCCATCGCAGGGCGTGAGAACATCGTGTGTGTGGGGCGGATCGTGGGACAAAGCATCCGCTGGGACCGTGAAGCCGGCAATGTCCATTTTGTGGTGCAGGGCCCGCATTACTGGCTGAACAAGATCAAGGGATTCCCGATCCAGATCCAGCCTGCTACGGTTGCCTCCAGCTGGAGCCAGATGCCGCTCATGACGCCCGATCGGGTGTTGTGGCATGTGCTGTTCTGGCATTCCACCGTGATCGAAACGATGGACTTTTATCCAACGAATGACACACGCTACACGGATCAGGGCATGAGCATGGCTTCATCTGTGTGGGGGCAGCTGGTGGATATCGCGTTCAGCAAGATCCTGGCCTCGCCCGGTGTGGACCGCTTTGGCAGCTTGTTCATCGAAATCGATCCAAATGCCACTCCAGAAGCAGACCGTGACTTTCCCACGGTGATGGCTCTCACCGATGATGACTGGCAGGAAGGGATCGATCTCCAACGCGTGACCGTGGATGATGTTTCGCTCATCCGGCTCACATCGCAGGTGGTGAACGAATCGGGCAGCTCGCTCACCCTTTACAGCCTTTCACCTGGCCACACACCACGCAGATTTGGCGAGCCTGAATTGCTCGATCGCTTGCTGGCTTCGAGCCAGGCTCAATCCAATGAAACCGCGGGCTTGGTGCTGGGCTGGCGCATCAATGAATTTCCCGATGTGCCTGTGATCTTGCTTCAGAATAATCGCATGTTCGATTTGTGGCCCCGCCAGTTTGCTTCGCTCACAATGGCCGCAGAAGATAATCCACGTGGGGTGGCTTACGATGGCAACTTGATCCCGAGGCGTGTGGCTTTGTATCATGACAGTGAGATCAGCTTCATGCATCCGGAGCTGAACTTCGAGGGGGAGATCTTCGAGCTGCTTTCATCCAATGGCGATATTCCGGATACGGACATGGATGATTTGAGCCTCCCGCCCATCCTAAGCCTGCCTTCGCTGAGCCTGCCGGATATTCCCGTTATCCTGCCAGGAACGGTTGAGCCCTCTGCCAGTGGACCCACGCGGGTTTTGGCGTTGGATAACAACAAGGGACTGGCTTACAGCGAGGATTTTGATACCGGCTCTCCACACTGGATCCTGGTGAATGGCGGGCTGAGTGCTCTGTATGACGGAAATCCCCTGTACTCATATCTAACTAGCTTCGGTGTCTGTCCCAATGGATGTGTCTATGCTATTGCTAGAGATGCGATTGCTGGAGGCGCTACCTGGTTCCCATCAGGTGGATACTTTGCAATTGCACGCGCTCCTTCTGTTGGGGGTACCTTCACGATCATTCACGATAATTTTCTCTGGGACGCTCTTTATCCACCTCCCTCTAGTCAATCAGGCGTGATGGCTTTCGGGATCAATCCGCTGGTTTCGGAGCAGGTGGTGTTTTTGTTGAAGGGTGGTCCGGTTGCAGGCGGCGATTATGGATTTTTTATTGGTTCCGGTGGCAGCTACTCTGCGGGATATGTCAACTCGCTTTTAGGGTCGGGCGGAGGCAACAACTCAACAGATATCAGTTATGGATTGGGGGTTTGGGTGCAGACAAAAAGGCTAGGATATAAGGTGTTCGATGCGGGTGTCACAGCACAGGTGAGCAGCGGAAGCGTTACCGGTGGGGACCCGTGGCATATACGCGCTTCCACAACAGCCAGGATGATTGTCGCAGGCGGAGTGGGGACAGGCGCCGGGGCGATGATCATCACCCCGGACAACCTCATCACACAAGCACCCACAACAGATGTCAATTTGCATGGACAGACTGATATACCTTTTGCAGCTTGTGATCCAACTGGGCAAGTCATTATGGCTCGCTATGGTTCTTTCAGTGCCCGCAGCTTCGACGGTGGTGGTTCGTGGTCTAGTATGGCAAGTCAACTCGCAGTGGGGAGCCCGGTTTTTGGATATGCTGGTCCTGGCAGTACAGTCTCAAATTCGAGGTGGCTCGCCGCGGGCGGAACGCAGATCTATTACTCCGAAAATGGCGGTTCCAGTTGGATAAACAAGACAGGCAATCTTGGTACCACCGTGGGTGGCATTCCTTCCATTTTGCAGATTCGGGCACTTGGGTATTAACATGGCAAAACTTCTAACGCAATCCCGCTTGCGCAAAGCACTCAGGAAAGTCTCAGCTCCACAGACTGGCTGGCTGGATATCTTTGTTGCCATCACGGGCAGGGCAGATGGCACGGTGCTCACAGACATTCCTGGTGTTATCTATGTTCGGAATATTCTGAATGGGCAAGTGTTGGCAGTCTATAACGGCATTGTTTCCAATCGTCCGAATGTGCAGGTGGAAGTGGGCAGGCGTGTGGACCAACCTGGTCTCTGGCGGATCAAAGGGGAAACACAGATCTTCAGTCAGCCTGCAACAGGTAGTGAGATTGGTGTGCATGCATCCCAGCATGAGTTCCCGGATGGATCAGATATTGTCTGGTTGGACCGCAAGCAGGTTCTGACCCTGACTGTGCTAGTTGAAGATGCTGAAAATTTTGTGGTGCGAGTTTATGGTGGCATCATCCGCACGGGTGATACCTATATTAAGGTTGACACACAATCGTTTGATTTATCAGCCTATGTAGTTTCAGCAGGTGCGGTATTCGTCAACATTGAAGCGAATGAAAACGGGGTGCTATCTGCCAACACCGGCACAAATTTCGGAGCGCCTGAGATTGCCTCAGCCGCCGACATTCCGGTCCCTACGGGCGGCAACGTGCTAATCGCCACTGTGCTCATGTTCGAGTCGCAAACCGAATTGATCAACGAAGAGATCCTGATCCCGTGGAACATCGAGCGCGGCGGTGCGGGAGCCCAAATCTTTTCTGCGATCGAGAAGGCTGTTATCTCAGAAAAAGATTTTATTGGTTTCTACAGTGCTGCTGATGGACGGCTGCGCAGAATATCCTTTCGAAATTTCAAGTACCTCCTGAGGGATTATGCAGATCGCCTGCATGCACTGGCTGTAGGCATGGTCAATCAGCTGCGGGCAGAGATCAACGGCGTCCTGGAGAGCCTGAAGAACTACATCAAACAGGGCGATCCGGCGGGCGGTGACCTGGCTGGCACGTATCCCGATCCAACGGTTGCAGGGATTCGGGGGATTGCCATTGATCCGGCTCTGGCGCCTTCAGACGGGGATACGCTGATCTATGTCTTGGCAAACAATCGCTTCGAAGCAGGCTCGGGGTCTGGATTCGTTCTGACGGTGGAGGAAGAGGACGGGACGCCTTCGGTGTCCAACGTGACCGGGATCAAAGTTACCAATGGTACTCTGATCGATAATGGAGACGGGACGGTTTCCGTTGTGATCAGCGCAAGCGGGGGCGGTGACGATAATCTATCGATTGCAATGGCGGTGGCATTATGAGTACCCCAGAACAGATTACGGTGGCAGTTGCCGCATCGAACACAACGCTGTATACGGCCTTCGTGGACACCTCCACGCGCGGCATGCTGGTGAGCCTGGACCTGACGAATACGACCACGGCAGACATCACAGTTTCCTGCTGGCATGAGAATGCTGCGGGGAGTGTCCTGACGTATTTCGCGAAGGATATGGTCGTGCCCGCCAAGTCGGTGGCGTCCTGGCGTGGGATCGTCGTGCTGGATGCAAGCAGCGAGAAGATCCGGGCAGTTGCCAGCGCGACGGGCGTGGATGCGGCCGGTGCGGTGATGGAGAGCTGATGTCGAAAGGCTGGAGTATTGAACGGAACAAGTTTCCCGTCCCCTGGCAGATCCCCTGGGCAACAGGGCGGTTTTATTCGTTCACGCTTTCCGGGTCGCTGACCTCGGCAGTCCTGGGCAGCAGCATCATCTATCTCGTACCGATTTATGTCCCAAACGTGGCGGGTGTCACAGTTACCAGCATGGGGCTGGAGGTCACTTCGGCAGGCGCGGCTGGCAGCCTGGCGCGTTGCGCATTGTACGAATATCTGGAGGACATGACGTTTGGCAAGCGAGTCATAGATACCGGCTCTTTTCTTACAGATGGCACAGGCTACAAATCAGGCTCTGTGAGCGTGGCTGTGCCTCAAGGCTGGTATATGGCAGCCGCCTGCTCGAATGGGGGGACGGTTCGGATCGCAGGCAACGCGTTCGTGCCGAACTTTCTGACCGGCAATTCCTACCCGCTGGACACGGGCTCCACTGGGATCAGCATCCGTGTGAATCTATCGACGGCAGCCGTCCAAAGCATTATTGACAATGGATATCCGCTTTATCTGCCCAACACCGCGGAGATCATCTCGATCACGGTAGGAAGCTCTCCGCACACTTTGATAGGAATCTGATTATGTGGTCGATTGAAAAAACCCTTGCAAACAAAAATACGCCCTGGCTGCCCTTGTCAACAGGCAGATATTACTCCAACCCGGCTACGAATGCGCTGACCACGCTGACGCTTTCCACGAATACTTTGTATGCCATCCCAATTCTTTTGCCGGAACTGCATACCGCGACCTCGATCAACATCGAAGTGACGACGCAAAGCGCAGGCAATAACCTGCGCATGGGGATTTATTCTGACCTGAGCGGTGTTCCGGATACGCTGCTCCTGGACGCGGGCACGGTCTCACTGACTGGAACTGGCAACAAGGCGATCACGATCAGCCAGTCCATGCCAATGAACTGGTACTGGCTGGCTTTGGTGGCAAATGGAGCTGCAGCAGTGAGAGCCTTATCCCAGACGAATGCGATGCCGATGCTTGGGTTCAGTTCAGGCACGGATACAACGTTCCATGTGGGATGGTCGGTGGCGTTCACGTATGCGGCGCTGCCTTCCACATTCACCGGTGGTGGCGCGTTGATGTCCGGCGCTGCACCCAGACTGTTATTAGGAATCTAAGGAGAGTGCAACATGACGATGAATACCCAACCTGTATATGAGCGAATTCCCGTGGTGGGGAGTGTGGTGGTATCAGCAGCCAACACTAACCGGGACGGGACCGGCACAGTCGTGACTGTGCTCACGGCTGGAACCGATGGCACACGGATCCGGCGCATCACGATCAAAGCCACGGCAACAACCACGGCCGGCATGATCCGATTGTTTATCCATGACGGGACAAACTTCCGCTTGTGGAAGGAGGTGATTGTTACGGCCATCACACCCAGCGCGGCAGTGGAGACATTTGAAGAGATCATCGAGCTGTTTGGTGAAGATGCGTTAACGCTTCCCACCACCTACAGTCTTCGAGCATCGACTCACAATGCCGAAACCTTCCATGTCACTGCCGAAGGCGGAAATTATTAGGTCATCTACCAAAAGCAAAACCCGCTCACTTCGGGCGGGTCTTTGTTTCAGAAACGACGTGATATGTAAATGTTTGTCTATAGAGATGTGCCCCCACGGGGGTTAGTGACATAGACAAACTGCCTGTGGGGGCGAGGTCAAAAGGGGGCGGATAATAATAGGTGATGAAGGCTTCCAGGCGTGGGCCATCACGCTCCGCCACAACTTCAAAGATTATACCGCGCAGGGTTTCCCTGCGGGTTTCCAAGTTGGAACTTTTCAGGCGCTCGATCAGACGCTTCGAAGCCGATTCAATTTGCGGCGGGGAGAGATTCGGGATGGGCTCGATCGGGATCTCCAGTTCCTTCAGCTCGGAGTTGATCACTGCCCGCTCAGCTTCCTTTTCATGCAGCGCATCCAACAGGGCTTGAGAGTGACCTGTGGATGCAATTGCCCTGGTGATATTGGCGATCTCTCTGGAAAGGACTCTGGCATCTTCCTGCTTGGTCCTTTTCTTTTGTTCCCGTCTGGCTTCTCCATGGACCTGGTTATCCAGGGCGATCTCCTGGGTGGCCAGCATACTATCCGGGATCAGGATGTATTCTTCAAGGGTGGAGATGACCAGATCTTCGAGGCGCCGGCGTGAGATCCGGCTGGAGTCGCAGTCACGTTTGCGCCTGGCACGACTGCAGCGATAGGCTTCATCACGCTTGGCTGGATCGCTGACCGTGTTGCCATACATCGGAGATCCACATTTGGCGCACTTCACCATGCCGCTCAGCAGATAGGGAGAATTAGCGCGGCGTGGATGCAGTTCCGTAAATCGTTTTTGTGACGTTTCCTCGATGCGTTTTTGAACTGCTTTCCAAGTTTCCATGTCGATGACCGGATCGCAATAGTGTTCGATCACTGTGCCACCGAATTCCAGGATGCCAATATAGATCTTATTCGTGAAAAAGGTTCGATAGGAATTGAGCGAGCCATATAGCCGCGTTGCTTTGTGGATCTGCAGCAGCGTGGACCCAGCTGCACGCATCTCGAATGCCTGACGCACTTTATCGATCAGATCGGGATCCGGATCCCACCGGTGATTCTTACGTTCTTCACCGGTCCGTGGATTGATTGTCACGATCGGGACGCGCTTAAACCCACGAGGCGGGGTCCCTGACACAGCTCCCTGCATCACAATGGACCGCAATCCATCCTTGGCATCGATGCTGGTTTGGCGGGATCTCTCTTCGTTGGAGATATCGATCAGGGTCTCCACGAAGCGTGCATACGGTCCCTCCGGAATGGGATCGGTGAGCGAGTGGATGATCAAGCCGTTTCGACGAAGCAACGATTTGTAGTACGTAGAGTCATCCAGGTCACGGGCAAAGCGGGCATAGTTCCACAAGAGCAAGCCCATGGGATTGGATTCCAGTTCCTTGCTTTGTGCGATCATCCGCTGGAAGTCATCTCTGCCGGCAGTGGTGGTGCCGGATCTGGCTTCATCCTGGTACACGTGGACCAGCTGCAGCTGGTGCTTTGTGCAATATTCCTGGATCGCTTCGAGCTGACGGTTAATCGAGCGGTCCTGATCCTGCCCACCGCTATCTCGCAGATATGCCCAGACCGTTGCACCAGGTGGAAGTGTGGATGGGGGAGGGAGGAGATTCATTGATCAATTGCTGGATGCAAAGTGACTGAATCTGCAATGATAAAGATGTTATCAGTGATGAAGTTGTCCCACTGGATTTTTTCAATTGTGTTTTTACTATAGTATGCAACGACAACCTGTTGTTCGCTTGAGTTGCCAAAAGCATCTACCAATGGAAATGAACCATAAAACGAAACTTGTTGATATGGATAAGGAACATCGTTTTGCGAGATATATTTGAGCACATTTGAGATATCGAGCATTGCCCCCCGTTTTACTAAGCCAGTCGATAAGTTGTCATTTAATGCCCATTTGATTATCAATTGCCCATTCGTTGCATTGTATTGGAGCTCGCTCAATCTCTTAACATTGCGATTGCTTTCACCCAATGTCTTTTCAATGGTTTTTTCAAACTGGGCTTCAGGGGGAAGAAGTGATGTTTGAACGGAGCTCATTGCATCACTGGCATAAGAAATGATTATGCACAGACCGCAGATTCCACAGAGTGACGCAAAGATAATGAGCCAGAGGGATGTTTTGTTCGTTACTGGTTGAGTGCTCATCATTTCACCCAATGCGCTTTATATAACTGATAGGTAATCCAAACACTGGTTCGATCCTGGACCCATTCCACGATTTCAATTGCAGTTGGCAGTGACCACCAGAAGGCGAGAAGAAATAACCAGGCACGATGCCACCAGTGAAGGTATTGCCATGCTCGATTAACTCTCTGAAGTCTTTCTTCTCTTAGATGCTCTTTTAGCGTTTGCTTCATTGTTATCCACCTCATATCGTTCTGCCATTTCAGCCAATTTCTGTTGATGCTCCGGAGAGAGACGTTCAAACACCTGATTGATCTTTTGAAGATATGGATTTGGACGGGGCAGACCAAGAACGTCATAAACCTCTGGTCCGAATTTCTTGGCAAGGATTTGGACATTTTCCAAACCAGGTATTGTTCCTTTCAGCCAATAAGAAACCAGGGGGCGGCTCACGCCAATATATTCAGCAAACTTATCCAGTGATGTTCTTTGCCCCCTTTCCTTTTCAAAGTCTTGCAGTTTGGAGAGAAGATATTCGGAAAATGTGGGCACGACGCGATTGTACATTTAACCTTTCAATTCTGGTAAACCCCTTGACAAGTCCGTAAAAGTATGTAGAATGGTAAATACGTTTACCAAATATCTATGATTTGTAAAACGTGTAACCAAGACATAGCTTTCACGTCAAGTAAAAGGATACCGGAAAACAAATGAGTGACGAAATCAAACAAATTATGGAAGCCGAACTTAAAGCGCAAGGGGACCCCACCATGCGCAAGTTTGCAGACTGGTTGATGGAGGGATTGTCCAAAAATGGGGATGCAACATTGACTCATGCCACAATCATCAATTGGAAAAACGGAAAATCGCCATCAACTGACTTATTGCAAGACCTGCTTGCAGTCTATCCGGTCAGTGACAGGCGGTTTTTGTTCGCACTGCGAATGCTGGCAGCCAAGAGCCCGCACATCTGGGGTCCTGACGGCGTGATCTGGACCTTGAAGAACAACCACCCCAATAAGTAACCCTCCCGATGCGCCTCTCCATCTTCCTTGGCTCGGATGGAGGGGCGCACGATTTTTGAAGCGCTGAGCCAAGCATAGCACACCGGCATTCTTAGTGAAATTACAAACTTACAACAGAAATGCAAGCACGCAAAAACAGGAAGAACCCACCCAAGACAAGATCACGATTCGCTACATTCCCCTCCCACCCGAAAAGCAACCAGCCTGGGAACGATCCATGCGAATTCTCACCCAAATGATTTTGGAAATTATCGAAGAGCAAGCAATTATTGAAAGGAACGAACATGAACGAATTCAACAGAGAAGAACTTGAAGCAATTATCAAATCATTGGCATGGAACGACGGGTATGGCTGCTATACCCGTGCGGGCTTCGAAAAAACCATCTGGCCGCACATCCAGGACAAAGCCCGCTGGATCATCTTTTTTGACGTGGACTATATGCACGAGCTCAATGCAGAACTTGGCTATGAGGGCGTGAATGCCATTATCAAGAAAAGCCTTTCCATGCGTGGATCGGACTTCATGGCAGGGCAATGGTTTTCTGGCGATGAATTCATTGTCTGTATTACGGATGACGATCCCATGCGGGGTGTTTCCAACCCGATCGAATTCAGCATGCGCCTGGCGCAAGTCTTCCAGGCGAATGGCGCTCCAGCGACCTTTGTGATTGCTCCCGTTGTATCGAGCGATCTCTTCACAAATGTGGCTCCCGCCCATCAGCGCTGCCAGGAAGCCAAAGCTGAAAACAACCGCGGCTCCATCAGCATCGTTCCAGGAGATCCACGATGAAGACACAAACCAATCCCTTCATGGACACGCACGGCAAGATCATGCCCTATTCCTTCAGCCGCACAAGCAACGGAAAGATCAAGATCAATATGCTCAGTGGACAGATCGTGATCGTGAGCCTGGATGAAGCAGAGCGCATCCTGAGACGGGAAGATCTCACTACGCAAAAGAAAAAGATGTACCAGGCTGTGCTCGCATGGAATGACCAGGATGTGCAGCAATGAACATCTCCGAACGTCTCACTGTCTTCCTTCTCACGATCTTCGATCGCATTATGAACCTGGTCACATTCGGACTGTGGGAAAAGGTCCGTGGTGAACAAATTGTCATTATCAAAATCAGAGAGGAAAACTAGCTATGGATCACATGCTTTACGACACCGAGTTCACCACATTTATATTCACACTTCACGCAATTATGAGCAGCATGGGGCTTGTGTTCGGCATTTACTACCTTTGCAAGTTCAATTGGGAAAAAGTTGGGATCTGCCTGATCCTCTTCCTTATGCCCCTGAACTATATCTGTTCCGTCCTGGAATTTCACGTGTGAAAACGTTCGTGCGAACGAACTGTCATTATCAAAATCAGAAAGCCAAACTAGAAAGGAAAATATCATGTCTCAAATCGTTGAATCCATCGTCAGTGAAATTGCTAATCAGCAAGAAGCTGAAAAGCAGCAGAAGACCCAGAAATACCAGAATCTTTTGGGCACAGCTCGCATTGAGCTGCAGGCTGTTCTTGAACATATCCCTGGTCTGTATGAAACTTTGAAGCCCTACATTGGAGAAAATTACCGACTCATCAACAACTGGCGTGATGAGGCTGTGAAGCTGACATGGACCATCCAATCCGATGAGCTCCAGCTTGCACCGATCACCCTACATCTACAGAAGCCCGCCGGTGGATATCAAACGGCCTATATCAGCATACCAGGTTGTAACCAACGCGAATTTTCCAAGATCCGTGAAGCGATTGCACTGGCTCGTACCGAATATGTTGAATGGAAAGTTGAAGAGAATAAAAAGTTTGAAAGCGATCGCACCTACAAGTTCAATTTCTGGGGTCAGCGTGATGAGCAAGTCATGCACACTGCCTATGCTGAACTGGTTGCACGGTTCCCTGAAAGACAACCTGAATTCGATCAAAAACGCCAGGAGTGGCTCAAAGACCGAGCTGGGTATGAAAAATCTGAGGAAGAAGACAGGCAACGTAAGGCAGATGAAGATCAAGCCAAGGATGAATTCCTTACTCAGATGATCGCCTATTTCCAGAAGGATGTTGAAATCAAGGACCACAACATGGCCAAAGCTGAGACCATTCAAGTGGCTTTGGATCAACCCTTCAATGCCTGCCAACTCACGTATGCCATTGTCTCTAACCTGGAGGGCGAACCCTATGTGGAAACTGCAACGAAGTGGGTAACAGGCGAATTTCCAAACGATAAGGGCTATTGGACCACCTTCCAGGGTGATGAGTTCATCTTCTTCTATCCGGTCTCGGTTGAAAAGTTCCAAGTCCTTCCCAGCGAGAAACGACCGGGCTTGTATAAAAGCATTCGGCGCTCGGAATATGACATCGAGTTTATTGCACATCCCCATGTGGATGTGGCTGATTTGAATCGCCAGATTGATGAGGCAGGTTTTGAGAAGTTGCCTAAGAAGCCCTCTCGCTCTGATCTTCTGAGCTGGCACACCCTCGAAGACATTGAGAAGAAAGCCTATCGTGCTGTATACAAGCAAGATCAAGATCAAGACGATCTCGCATTCTAGGTGCAGCCATGCAGCTCACTTCTCAACCTATTACTGTCTCTACAGCCTCCCAGAACACCTTTGCCGCTCATGTCTCCAAGCAATTTCGCAATGCGAAAACTGCCAGGCTGGCCATGCAACACGTGGGAGTCTTCCGCTTGTGGTACGAAGCCAAATTCAACCAGGCGTTCGAACCGTCTCTGCTCACCAACTATGACTTTCACCTTTATCGTGAATGGTCGCTGAAGCAGGAAAAGGTCAAAGCCAGCACCTGGAATTCCCGTCTTTGGGCTTTGGGCATCCTTTGTGAATGGATCGGCGATCCGGATCTCCTGCAGGGCGTTGAACAGCAGGGGCAGGTCCGCGGCTCCACCAAACACCGATCGCTCACCGATAACGAATATCACCGCCTGGTCCACCAGCTGGAACAAAACCTGAAGCGCACCGTCACAGCGTTCGAATATCAGAATGCGGTCCGTGACTGGGCATCGGTCATGCTCATGCTGCACGGCCTGCGAGTGGAGGAGTGCTCTCTGGTGGAAGTGGGCGATATCACCATCAACGAACGGAGTGGCTTCGCCCTGGTGCGCAATGGCAAGGGGAGCAAAGAACGGACCGTCCCACTTAACTTGATCGCTCGCAAAGCTTTGTCTACGTGGCTCACCATTCGTGCTGAGCGTGACTCCAGTGCACCGAATGGGCATTCCCTGTTCAAAACCACGGTTCGCACGCTGCAGCGCTCTGTAGAGTCACTGGGCAAGCAGATCGGCGTTCCCGATCTCACACCCCATTGGCTTCGCTACACCTTTGCCAAGCGCCTCGAACGCAACGGACAGGCACTGGAGACCATCCGAGATCTGCTTGGACATGAATCCATCGAAACCACCAGGCGTTATCTGAGATCTTCGCTTGATGAGCTCACATCCGCTGTGGAAGGGGTGATGTGATGAAAAAAGCTGAATACAGGACACACAAGAACAAGGTCTATTTTCTCTGGCAACCCAGCGGCGGATGGGTCTTTTTCATCCGTGATCTCGAAAAGGGATCAGAGGTCTTCGAGAACAAAGAAGATGCGATGTCAGAAGCCCGCAAGCAGATCGAGATTGCGGTGCTCGAAAAGAAGTTTGGGAAGCGGTGATGTGATGGCTCGCAAGAAATCCTTCATCACTTTAACTGATCAATTCTGTGGAGCTGGTGGCAGTTCTATTGGTGCAACCATGGCAGGTGCAGAAGTGCGGCTTGCCATGAACCATTGGAAGCTGGCAATTGAGACTCACAACACCAACTTTCCAAAAGTCGATCATGACTGCACCGATATTTCAGCAGTCAACCCACGCCGGTATCCCTCCACAGATATTCTCATCACAAGCCCGGA